AAATGCCCAAGAAACTTGGGATATGATGATGTTTGGACTACGTTTGGGTCGTAAACCGCAAGTTTTTATCACAACTACGCCAAAAACAACAAAATTACTACGAAATATCATTTCTGACCCCAAAACGGTCATTTCTAAGGGTTCTACGTTTGATAACGAGGCAAACTTAGCTGATACGTTCTTGGATGCGGTCAAAAAGACCTACGAAGGTACAAGACTTGGTAGGCAAGAGCTTTATGCAGAGATATTAGACGAAGCCTCTGGTGCCTTATGGAACAGAACGCTTCTACACAAGTGTGAGATAGATCGTGATGAGGTTCCCCCCTTGTCACGCATTGTCGTGGCTGTAGACCCTGCCGTAACCAATAAAACAGACAGTGATATGACTGGAATTATTGTTGCGGGTATAGATCAAGAGGGTACAGCCTACGTCATAGAAGATCACACCGACAGATACAGCCCTAAAGAGTGGGCTGCAAAGGCAATACAACTATATCACGATCACATGGCAGATAGGATTGTCGCTGAACGTAACCAAGGTGGTGATATGGTCCGTCATACTCTGCACACAGAAGATGAAAACGTCCCGATTAAGTTAGTACATGCTAGTCGTGGTAAGATGGCACGGGCTGAACCTGTGTCTGCACTATATGAGCAAGGTAAAGTAAAGCATGTCAAGGGACTTAACGACTTAGAAGATCAGATGGTACAGTGGGAACCTTTAGGGTCCATAGGCTCACCAGACCGTCTTGATGCTATGGTATGGGCTTTAACGGACCTCTCACTAAATGGATACGCAAAACCACAACTAAAACTAGCGTACTCCAATGCCAAAGGTTTAAGATAAGATGGTAAAGAAACTCTCAGCAGCCGAAGCTACCCGTACTCTGGGTATTGCAGGGGATAACACACATAACGGTAATATCCGTGCAGACGAGTTTCTACCTGAACTACGTGGCAAAAGAGCTATCCGTAAGTATCGTGAGATGCGTGACAACGATAGCACTATTGGTGCGGTCATGTATGCTACAGAACAGGTACTACGTGACGTAGACCTTAAAGTTATGCCAGCGAATGACACCCCAGAGGCAAAACGTGAGGCAGAATACGTCGAGTCTATCTTTAAGGACATGGATCACACTCTTGATGACCACATCTCTGAGGCTTTGTCGTCCCTAACATTTGGCTTTGCTTGGTTTGAGGTTGTCTACAAACGCCGCAATGGTCCTACTGCAAGCTCAGACAAGGGCCGTTCTAAGTATTCTGATGGTCGCATGGGTGTACGTAAGATTGCTATACGTGCGCCTTGGACTATTTCTAAGTTTGACGTAGATCAGAAGACTGGTGACATCTTAGGTATTCATCAAGAAGGTTCTGGTTTCAACAATACAACCTTTATCCCTAGTCGTAAGAGTTTGTACTACCGTACTACGGCGATCAACAACGATCCATCTGGAAGGTCGATCCTACGTAATGCGTATACGTCCTATGAATATCTTAACAATCTACAGAGTATTGAAGCTATTGCTGTGGAGCGTGAGTTGGCTGGTATTCCTGTGGCTCGTATTCCTTCTGAGTATCTTAGTCCTGATGCTACTGCTGCTCAGTCTGGATTCCTCTCCAACCTTCAACAAATCCTTAGAGATGTTAAGTTTAATGAGCAGGGATACATCGTACTGCCCTCAGATACCTACCCCGATAGTAACGGAAGTCCTACCACCACTAGATTAGTGGACGTAGAACTGATGGCATCTAACGGTAAACGTAACATTGACATTGATCCTATCGTAAAGCGGTATCAGCATGACATTGCTCGTTCCGTACTTTCAGAGTTTCTTATGCTTGGTGGCGGCAACACTGGTTCATACGCCCTATCCAAGTCTAAGACAGACCTGTTCCTTCGTGCGCTTGAGAGTTACATCCAAGCCATAGTTGACGTTCTCAACAAACAGTTGGTCGAACGCCTATGGGAGTTGAACGGTCTGAACTATGACCTAATGCCAACAGTAGTTGCTGGTGACGTTGCTCCACACGACCTACGTGAGATTGCAGCATTCCTACGCAACCTAAATGGTGCTAATATTGATGTGTCGTCACACCCAGAGGTTATCCAAGACCTTATGGACATTGCTGAACTGAGGTATGAACAACAGGAAGACACCACAGAAACTGAACAGGAAACAGAATAATGGCTAGTCTAGCAGATAGAGTATTTGACAATGGCCTGACAGTATTAGATACTGAAGCTAATCGTATTGACATTACCTCACAAGAAGCAACAACATACGCTGAAGCTACCAGTACATACACTTTAGGTAACTCAACCACACTTTCTATTGGCGTACCTGCTGACCGTTCTGGTGGTGGTCGTGAAGTTACTGCTGCAGCTATCTCAGATGGTTCTGTGACAGGTACAGGCACTGCTACACACTACGCAATCGTTGATACAACAAACTCTCGACTTCTTGCCACAGGTTCGTTAAATGCATCTCAATCGGTAACATCTGGTAACACATTTTCTCTAGGATCATTTACTATCGGTATTCCTGATCCTGCATAGGTGACTTATGGTTAAGTTAGTCAACAGGGCAAAGATGTCCACAAGTACAACTGGTACATCAACTATAAGTCTTTCTGCTGCTGAAACAGGTTATCAAACTTTTTCTGATGCAGGTGTTACTGATGGTGATGTCGTATCCTATGTTATAGAAGATGGTGATAACTGGGAGATTGGGAGAGGTATTTATACAGCTAGTGGTACAACACTTTCAAGAGGGCCGTTAGAATCTAATAACAATGGTTCAGCTATTTCTTTGTCGGGTGAGGCAAAAGTCTTTGTATCATCTACTGTCAATGAGGTTTATTCTTACGCTACAACTACTATTAACGTAGACCAGACGTTAGACCCAAGTGTAGAGTATGAAACAGGCAGTGGAACTACTATACAATCTAATGCTATCTTAACGATACCTGTAAATGCACAACTGACTGTAAATACTTATTCGGAAAAACGTCCACTTTAGGGTTATACAATGGGATTAAAATTAAATACAGCTAGTGGTTCCATCACAATAACTGCTGAAGATGGTTCAGGTAATGCAAATGTAACTATACCACGTTCAGGTATCATTGCATCGCCAGTTTCCTCTGGATCAAACGGTTACGTTTTAACTACAGATGGTGCAGGTACAGCTTCATGGGCAGAAGCTAGTGGTGGATTAGATGAAACCACCGCAACAACCACAAGCACTACACAGACAGCAATAGCATCATACTCAGCTACAATTTACGGTTCTGCTAAACTAATAGTGTCTGTTAAACGTGGTACTGACCGTCAAATGTCAGAGCTTCTTATTGTACATGATGGTACAACAGCTTCATCAACAGAGTATGCTCAAATTTATACTAGTGGTTCTCTTGCTACTTTTGAAGTGGACATCTCTGGTGGTAATGTTAGGTTGTTAGCTACAGCTTCTTCGGCTACTTCTACAAATTATACGGTAAAAGAAATACTGGTTGACGCTTAAGGGATAAATAAATGTTAGGCTTTTCCCCATTAGCCTCTGGTGCTTTAGGCGATGATGGGGGCATAGTTAATGTAGAGTTAGTTGCAAGTAATATTACTTCCCAACCTGCCTCTGTATCTAACGTTACTCTTATACAGGCCCATGACTTAAACGTAGTCAGTTTTTCTACTGGGTCGCCTCTATTACAGACCACAAGTCTTACACAGACACATGCTCTAACGAGTGTACCTCTTGTCTTCGGGACACCAGTATTAGGTGGCCCAAGCATAACGCAAGAACACAACATAGTAATACCTAACGTACTTACAGGTAACACCCTAGTACCAATAATTACTATGTCAGAGGCAGAGACCTTCTCTGCACCATCGTTAGAGACTGGCAACCCTGTCGTAGATAACACAGGTATTACACAAGATCACAACGTACAGGCACAGAACGTACAAGCTCTTACACCAGAGCTAATTAAACCAGCGTTATCTCAAGATCACGACTTAGGTACATCAGACCTTACGACAAGTAATCCACAGGTTGATCAGAGTACTTTAGTTGAGAACTATATTCTCCTAGCTACAAGTATAGTTTCTGGATCACCTGAAGTACCTAATGTTGTAGCAGTAGAACAAGAGAGTTTCTCTGCACCTGCCTTAGAGACAGGAACACCTGAAGTTGATAGTACGGCTATAACTCAGGTACATTCTCTAGGCGCAAGAAATATACTAACCCCTTTCCCCGACTTAGGTGAGCCTGTTGATCCTAATGCAATCATTGCTCAAGAAACTAAGGAAATAGAACAAATGTTTGGTGGATGGCCTAGAAGAGCTTACGAAGTCCCTGACGGACGATTAGTACAGGCTGAACGTGAGATTGAGGCCACCTATGGTGATAGAGTTTCTATTGACCGTAAAGCTAAGTCTCTTGTTAAGTTTGGGCGTTCTGCAGAGTTAGGTACAACAGCTTTAGAGACTGTATGGACAGTAGGCGGAAATGAGGTTTACGTTACTAGTAACACCATCTCTTATATTTCCTCGTCATCAGCCTCTGACACACAACAAATTACTATTGAGGGCCACACAGTAGATGCAAACGGTGACTTTACGTTCTCAATCCAGACCGTAACCCTAGATGGTCAGAACGCTGTTGCACTAGATACAGATGTCGCTCGTGTTTCTAGGGCTTACAACAGTGACAGCACAGAAATCATTGGTCGTGTCGTAGTTTACGAGAATGCTACAGTAGTTGGTGGCATACCTACAGACGAAACAAAGATACACATTGACATTCCACAAGGCTTTCAGCAGTCATTTAAGGCTGCTACGACCTTCAGTAAGGACGATTACTACCTAATGACGGGTTTCTATGGTGCTGTTAGTGCAAAACAGGCAGGTTCTGTAGATTTCTACGTAGAGATCAGAGATAAAGGTAAAGTATTCTTACCTAAAGGCTGTTTTACAGCGTCATCAACAGGTGGTGCAGCAGATATTAGTCTAGACCCTGCTATTCTTGTACCTAAGAACGCAGATGTACGTATTAGATGTGAAACAGAAAACAACAATGTCGTAGTATTCGGCATATTCAAAGGTTACTTAGCAAAGGTACTAGGATAATGCCTAAAACAGCACTTAAGAACAAGATGGAAGCCCACAACAAGAAGTCTAAGCATAAGGTTACTATGCGTATGCTAGAGGCTGTCTATGACCGTGGTGTTGGTGCTTATCGTACAAACCCTGCTAGTGTAAGACCAAACGTCAAATCACCTGAACAGTGGGCTATGGCTCGTGTCAACAGTTTCCTACGTATCGTGAGTGGCTCTAAGTCTGCTAACCACGACAAAGACCTGCTACCTTCGTCGCACCCATCGTCAAGCAAAAAGAAGATGATGAAAGCTCAGTACGCTAACGATGTCTTCACAACAGAGATGGAAGCACGTAGCCGTTCTATGGACATGGGCTGTAGTGGAGCTATCCACGTACATGAGGTAGACGGACAGGCCGTTTATATGCCCTGTGGGAGCCATGAAGAGTATCTAGACTACTACCGTACCGAAGATGAGCAAGAAGACGCCTCAGTGGACCGCTTAGAGGCTCTCAGGGTCATCGTACAGGAGATTATGAAAGAAGAATTTGCCAAGGCTGAGTACCAAGGCGAAAAAGTAACTTTAAACAAGCCTCGTCGCATCCAAGGTGGCAATAAGAAGTTTGAAGTTTTCGTTATGGATGGCAGTAAAGTCAAACGTGTTACCTTTGGTGACCCTAATATGGAAATTCGTAGGGACAACCCAAAGGCTCGTGCTAACTTCCGTAGCCGCCATTCGTGTGATACTGCAACAGACAAGACCTCTGCTCGTTACTGGTCATGTCGTATGTGGGAAGGAGGCACATCTGTGTCTGAACTAACAAAGAATGTCGAAGGTCAAATCTTAAAGACCGACGAAGAACAACGCATGGTCTATGGCTGGGCATCAGTAGTAACCGAAAAGGGTGAACCTGTAGTTGACCGCCAAGGCGATGTAATTGAACCTGACACGTTAGTACGTGCCGTAAACAAGTTTATGGAGCATGTTCGTGTTGGTAAAGAAATGCACAAAGGGGATCAGATTGGGGCGGTAATTCACTCCATGCCTGTCACTAAAGAGATTGGTGAATCCCTTGGCATACAGAGTGACCGTGAAGGCTGGATCGTAGCGTTTAAAGTATATAACGATGACGTTTGGGCCAAGGTCAAATCTGGTGAATTAGCGGCCTTCTCTATTGGGGGTCGTGCAATCAAGGAGGACTACAGTGCCTAACTTATTGAAACAGCTTGAACTGGATGAATTGTCCCTTGTGGATCGTCCTGCCAATGCACAGGCAATGGTCTCCTTGTTCAAGCGTGATGATTCCAATGGAGACAACATGGAACAAGAAGTAGAAAAAATGTCAGACGACCTAAAAGCAAAGCTAAAGCCTTACATGGATAAAGGTATGTCGGAAGACGAAGCTATGAAAGCATACGAAGCTGAGATGAAGAAATCTGAAGAAGTAGAGATTGACGAGCTTGATATTATCAAAGCTGAGAACGATGCTCTTAAGATTCAGAATGAGGACCTTCGTAAAGCTCTTATCGAAAACGGTTTTGTCATCAAAGCTGACGCAATCGAAAAGAAAGTTGAGCCAGAGTACATTGAGTACGAAGGTGAACAAATCAACAAAGCTGATGTACCTGCTGTAATTCTAAAAGCATTAGAAGAAGCAGAGTTCGCAAAGGCTGATGCTGAACTAACAAAACGTGCAACTGATGCACTACCACACTTTGCAACAGACGTTGCTAAATCTCTAGTCGCAGAGTTTGGTGAAGTAGAATCTGTCATGGAAGCCTTGAAAGCTGCTGATGCAACTTTTGCGGAGAACATGGAAGAAGTTGGTAAATCAGATGCAGATGGCGAGTTTGCTACTGCTGCTGATAAACTAGAGTCCCTTGTTAAGTCTTACATGGACGACAACAAAATGAAGAAGAGTGACTACGCAAAAGCATACGCTGCCGTAGCTAAAACCGACGAAGGTAAAGCTCTTATTAACAAAAGCTATAAAGGGGAATAATTATGGCTGTAATGCAATCCCGTGACACACGGACATTCATTGCTGGCGAAGACCTATCGTCGGCGCAATTCAAATTCGTGACACTAGAGTCAGACGGTCAAATCGACCTAGCTGACGCTGCTGGCGAGAACTGCCTAGGTGTATTGATCAACGATCCTGCTGCTGCTGAAGCTGCAACTGTCGTTATGTCTGGTAAAGTAATGGTAACTGCTGGCGGTACAATCGCTGCTGGTGCTGCTGTTGCAACTGACGCATCTGGCGATGCTGTAACTGCTTCCACAGGTAACATCGTAATGGGTTACGCTACAGAAGCTGCAGTAGACGGACAGGTTATCGCAATCGAATTGATCCAAGGCGGCAACGCTGCGGCGTAATCAGCAATAGGAAGGAAATAGAACAATGCCATTGCTAACACCAAATTCGGTACATATCGACCAGCCGTTGACAAACTTGACTATCGCTTATGTACAAGACCAAACTAACTTTGTCGCTGATAAAGTCTTCCCAGTAATCGGTGTAGACAAACAGTCAGACAAATACTACATCTATGACCGTGACAACATGAACCGTACAGGTGATGTTAAGGCTCTTGCACCACGCACAGAAGTCAACCGCATCGGTATGTCACTATCAACAGATAGCTTCTATGCAGACGTATACGGCCTAGGCATGGACTTCGACCAGCAAACACTTGCTAACGAAGACGCAGCACTAGACATCCGTACTGCAGGTGCGACAACATTGACAAACCGTCTGTTGATCCACCGTGAAGAACAGTTTGCTTCAAACTTCTTCGCAGCTTCTATCTGGGGTTCAGAGTCAACACCAACAAACTTGTGGTCAGACTACACAAATGGTACACCAATCGCAGACGTAACAACTGCTCGTCGTACCATGCAGCTTAAGTCTGGTGGCTTCAAGCCAAACACAATGGTTGTCGGTAAAGAAGTACGTGATGTACTTATCAACCACCCAGACATCCTAGCACGTTTGAACGGTGGTGCAACTGTATCAAACACTGCGCTTATCACTAACGCTAAGTTGGCTGAAATCTTTGAAGTAGAAAACTTCTACGTCATGGAAGCAGTGAAGAACACATCTGTTGAAGGTGTTGCAGAAAGCAACGCATTCATCGGTGGTAAACATGCTCTATTGGTACACGGTCCAAAAGCAGGTGGTCTAATGACACCTATGGCTGGTGCAACATTTGCATGGAACAACCTACAAGGTGTGAACAACTTGGGTATCACAGTAGAGTCATTCTCTGACGATGCTCTTAAGCGTCAGCAAGTTGCAGAACACATCCAAGT